TTATGCTTCTTTTGGATGTTTCGCCCACTCAGACAAGGCCCTGATTCCTGCCTCGCTCCAGTCGTCCAGATCATCCCCGCACGCCTCAGCAGCGTAGCAAACTTCATGCCTCAGCATAGTGATAGCGTTTTCTGCGTTCTCCCGTAAGCCATACACATTGAAGTAATGCTCAGCTTCACCATCACCTATCCAGATCCCGCCGTCCTCCAGAAACTGGACTTCGCAATTAAGCTCATCGGCTGCATCGAGAACACGCTGTTTAATTTCATCGTCGCTGGCTGGTGCCGGTATTTTACCGTCATTGGCTTTAACAGCGCTCCAGAATTCGCCCCACGTCATTTCGAGCGTGCGATGCGGCCACGTTTTAATTTCAGAACCACCTGGTACCGGATAGTTCTTCTGGCTCTCTGTCGCTGTCACATCAATTTTAGAGCCGGAAAGCACTACAGCCCCCTTCGCTACCCAGTCATAGACAGTCTGACGGCTCACGCCTCTGTAGCGGGCATACTCTGCTTTGCTCATCAACATAATTTACTGATACCTCCATCAGTCCGGTACGCCAGTGTGGCCGCTACCGCTCTGCACGCCACCATGAGTGTGGCCGGTCAGGCTCTTGCCGCCCGCTGTTACATCGTTATTAACCGTCACCGGGCCATTCATGGTTGCCGTTCCACCGCCGCTGCCCATACCCTGGGAAAGGTTGCCATTGATAGTCACATTGCCGTTGAACACGATTTCCGGTGACGTAATTTCGGTTCCACCATTAGCACTGGCAGTGAGTTTACCCGGGGTCTGGATGGTGATGTCGTGCCCGGCAGCTACTTCTACAAATGCGGCACCATCGTCTGTGCGAAGCTGTGCGGCGGTGGGGCTGATATTGCTGATTTTCTTTGCCTGTGACTGTGGGCCGGGTATCACAAATGCATCGCTGAAAGTGTGATTGCGTCCCACTACACGAGGCTGAACGCCACCATTCTGCCACCAGAAATCTATGCAGCGATCGGAAAACACCACCAGACATTCATCGCCCGGCTGAACAGGAAATGTCAGAGTGCAGCCGCCGCCGCGAGGAAATACCACTGGAACATCAATCAGGATAGGGTATTCATTATTTGAATATTCCGTTCTGTCCATTGAAGTGGCATCTTCGACAGGTTTTGAGGCTAATCCCATTATGCCTATCTCAACAGTGCAGGTGACCGTTTCAGAATCGAATGAGCGGATTACTCCTGGCGATGCTACTTTCGTGCGGTTCATTGTTCCATACTGAACTGCATCGGTTACTTCGTTATTGTCGAAAGGCCGAATACTCGCCATTACTCCCCCTTATCCTGCAATGCGTTGGCATGGAAAAGTACCAATCAGGCGCGGCTGATCCATATTTGTGCGGATTAGCTCGACGTTCAGAAAATGCGAGTCGCTCCCATCCGGGTGTACATACTCAAAACCATAATCATTTCCATCACTGGCTGGCATGAGGGTCATCTGCATTTGCATACCATGCTCACCCAGCGCCCTAATTTTTTGCGATGTAACGTATTCTCCGTTCACTTTCGACATCGAATTAGCAATCACATCCAATCTAAATGAACCGCACCCATATGAATGGACAACCGGAGCCTCCGCGAAAGCTGTTGTGGCGGCCAACAGTCCAAAGGCCAATAAGAATTTTTTCATCATTAGTCCTGTTTCAAGAGGAAAGAGTTTGAAGAAACATCTGCATTGCCACGGGCTTCACACGCCATATCCATGTACCACGCCTTACCGCGCGTGTCGCCGGTAATCATGATGTAGCGGACAATGTAGACGCCATCGGTCGCAATGCTGGCCGGGTTCTCTTTCTGTGCCAGACCGGACACCGTAAGATTGCCGTTAGTCTCCTGTTCGCGGAGAGGGCCACCCGCTTTTAGTACCTGATCGTCGCTCAGTTCGGCTCGGTAGACTGACCCCTGATCCAGTTGTACGAGACCATGCAGGCGAATATTGGTATTGATGAGGCAGCGGATATTCACGCCAGCGCCGATAGTCTGCTGTGGCATTCCGATAAGGCCGGTATCGGCGTTCAGCACAACGGCTTTATGCGCTGCAACGTCTTTCTGAACCATATCAAGCCGCCCGTAGCTGAACTGCCAGGTGGAATTAATATCTTCTGCAAGTGCACTCAGATAATCAGAGACAAGCCCGTAAAAAGTCGCACCGCGTGGAAATACCGTTGGCGGGAATTCTGGTACCACGCCCGGCACAATGCCGTAGGGTTTAAGATGGCGCATAAGAAGATCGTAGACATCACGCAGCGTATAGCCTTTGGCGATATTTGTGCTGATTACGGCATTTGTGAAGGCTTTCAGACCGTCCGTAGCTTTAATCAAAACCCAGGAGTCTGTGACGTTCTCTTTTCCGTTGACACAGAATTCAATATCGCCACTAAACAGCACGCCGAAATTGGCATTTCCTGTCTGTCCGACTTCTTCCGGCCGTATTTCACGCACTACCCCGACCTGATCGCGGGTGTAGTCTGGCGCGATGCCGTCATAGCCGGCGATGATAATGACCTTATCGAATTCACGCTTCATGATGCGGTTCTGCGTTTCCTGCGACAGGTTATAGATTTTCACCTTTGCTGTGGCTGGCCAGCGGCTATCATTTCTCTCTATATCAAAAGTAACTTTAAAATCGCTCAGGCTGATCCCGGGCTTATTTTCGGAGACAAGCTGCAGCTCAAAATGGCGCATCCAGTTCTGTGACATTAAATACCCTTACCCGGCTTTTTTGCCAGTGATTGAATTAAACAAAGAGGAAAGTACCGACTCGTTAGCGACAGGCACGCCCGTTTTGGTGCCCATGTCTTTTACAGGTGCCGTGTTCTGGCCCTGCGTCATGTTGGCTTTGTCGGCAACCTGAATCGTGTGTGTGGAGGAAATAATGACTTCGCGGAGGGTGACGGTTGCCATGAGCACATTTTCTGTGACCTTATCGGTTGTCACCTCCAGCGACTTAATCAGCATGTTTTTATAAATGCGCTTACCCGTCACCACGTCCAGCAATTCACGGTTTCGCTGAATTTCCAGTAAATCGGCGTAGATTTCTTTCGGGCTTTTACCTGCTGATATGCCGATTGCAGCCGTATTAACCACGTCGAGCACAGAGCCGCCACCAGCAAAGCCAATCTGCATGATGACTTCAGACGGCTGGCGGTAGGCGTGATCCGCAACAAACCCCGTTCCTGCGGAAGTGGGCCGCTCTACAGGGTGCTCTGTGATTTCCAGGCGGTCATAGTGCTTTTCGCTGATCGTCACATCGGGGATGACCGTTCCGATACTCCGGCTGTGCCGGTTGAGCAGCACCGATAAAATATCCATCGACTGCGCTCCCGTTACTTACCGCTGGCTGGCGCTTTCTCTCTGGCCTGTGAAAACAGGTCATCGAGTCCGCGCTGGATCAGGGCGCTTGCTATCGCGCCAATCGTGGGTTTGACGCCCAAAGGTGATTTCTCAGCCTCCACCGCCTGAATGGCAAGGATTTTATCCCTGTGTTCGGGCAGCAGGCGCACACTGCTGGCTTTGCTCATGCTCTCGCCTCTCTGCATAGTGATTACCAGCCGCGCTGTTTTTTCAGGCGGTCTTCGGCTTCCTGCTGCTTTTCAGCCTGGCGTTCCCAGAAGTCGTTAACGTTCCGTTGCAGGTTTTCATTACGCTGAACGGTGCGGTCAAACTCATTGCGTTTCTGCATTGCTTCACGATCTGAACGGCGCATGGTCATGACTGTTTTCCTCGGTTCCAGAATTTACGGTTGGCTTCGTTGATCCCTTCGAGACGGTCAACAGGTGTCAGGGGCAGCGGGTCAATTTTGTTGGCCTGCATGTAGTCCGCTACGGCGTACATCGTCGCTACCGCATCGGCAAGCGACATTTCAGCCAGAGGACGGGGGTTGACGGCGTTCACCGCTTCGACGGGGGCCAGCTTGAGCACATCGAGCGAGGCAATACGGGCATCATCACCCAGCGCCCACTCGTCGTACTTTGGCGCGATTTTGCGCATGACGGCCATGATTTCCGGCGTCAGTTTCGTTTCTGCCATTTCCGGCATCTCGTTGTCGCGGGTCTTCACCTTCGTGCCACGGACATAACGGCGAAGAGAATCAGCGGTTGCGGTCTGCTGGCGGGTTGTGTTGTTGAGCAAAACGGCCAGTTCGGAAATGATTTGTGCGGCCTCTTCCGGACAGGTGAAAGCGGCGGTTTTGCCATCATCCCAGGCAGCCCGGATGGTTGAGCTACCCGCGACCTGCGCTGGCCTGATTTGGATATTGGTGAGTTGTGCCATTGGTTTTCTCTCATTGCATATATTGGGATAATTATAATATTTATTGCAATTTATGCAACATAAATACTCGATAAATATACAGTGGTTTCTGTGCTTTTCGGCGCTAATTGTCAGACGGTACAGAGAGACGGATTGGATAAGCCAGCCAGGGAAAAGCCTCCAAACATCCTCACAACTCTTTCCTGAACTTGGGTAGATAAGGTAGATAACAGGTAGATAATAAAAAATTGGTTATCTACCCAACTAACCTAATGATTTATATATATTTTATTTCAAAAGGTAGATAAGGTAGATAACCCCACTGATTTTTATAAAAACTCGTCAGCCTTATCGGTAATCTGAACGTTGGTCTGACGCCGCCCTTTTATGGTGCGGGTCAGGTATTCTGATTTGTACTCCTTCGCCGCTTCCTTGATGGCCTTGCCAAACTCAGTAACGCTCAGCGGCTTACTCAGTCCCTGGTATTCCATAAAGTCCAGGTAGAGGTGATACAGATATCTCCTTGGCTGGCGAATACCATCGCTCCGTTTACCACCGCCCATTTCCAGCCCACGCGGCTCACTGATGAACGCCAGCGCTGCGCACATATCGATCACCGGGTTCGAGGCTCGCTTAATCTCCAGTGCCTCCATGCTGTCGCGCTGTTCAATAAGCAGCTCACGGGCCTTTTCAGGGTCTGCGAAGTTAGCCAGCAGGCGACGAACGATCACCGGAATTTCGTGTGCAATTTTCTCGGACAGGTGCGGGTCTTTGTCTTCTTCCTTCACACGATTGTTGAACTGGAAAATCACACGGCGGCGGGCAACTCCACCAGCACGCTCGGTGAAAATCATGGGGGTGTTATTGGTAGCCACGACAACAGCACGCAGAACGGCCGTGTACTGGTGAATGTATTTGGGGTTGATCTCTACCGCATCGCCGCCCGTAATCGCCTTGATGCCCGTTCCCTCGCCTGTGTATTTGGGCTGGTCAGGAAGGGTAATCATGCTCTTACCCACGAACTGAGCGCGGCCCTGTGCGGTATCCAGCGCGGCCATGTTGCCGCTGGCGGTGTTGTGCTGTCCGGCCAGCAGGGTCGCTATCTGAGTGAAGACACTTTTCCCGCTGCCGCCTGAACCGGTAATCTCAAGGAACAACTGCCAGTCGTAGCGGTTCGCCAGCACCATAAACAGGGCAGCGGCAATGCGGCGCATTTTAAGTGCGTCATTCTCGGCGACATGGCTCAGCCACTTGTGAAAGTTTGGCGCATTATCATGCAGGTTTTCGCCCGGCGTGGCGGCGGTATACTCAATGCCGTTATGGTTCATCAGCCAGTTATCGGCTGAATGCGCCGTAAACGCGCCGGACGCCATATCATAAACCCCGTTAGCAAAGGGAATGAGGTTGCGGCGGGGTTCGCCCATGATCGGCGCTACTACTTTAAGCGCCTCCACGGCGTTGTTAATCGTCCTTTTACCAAAGTTGGTCTGGTGCTCGTTGTAGATCACCGCCATTTCACGGCTAAGCTGCAGCGTTGAAATAATCTCCCATACGCCGTTCTGATAGATATAAAACGCCTCACTCTCCGGGTGAATGCATATTCCATCGTATCGCTGAGACAGCAGAAGGGCTTTTTCATTGTCCTGCATCTGAATAAGGTTGATTTCATCACGCAGGCGCTTTTTACCGCCCTCAATTGATTTAAGCTGAACGGGCATATTTCCCCCTGGCTGATACAGTGAATCGATAAAAGCTTTAGTGGCCGCTTCCAGTCCGTGAAGCTGGTGATAATCGTTCCAGTCGGCTTTTTCTTCCGTTGGCGGTAATGCCACCCAACCGTTAACCGCCTTCGCTGCCTGCTCTGCGGCCAGTTTGCCGGTGTTGGGCTTCTGAGTAGTCTGTCCGTCACTTAGGGCGTGAATGTCGTTATCGGCGGCTATGATGATCCGCGCATCAGGGTATTTTTCGCGTAACACTGCGGCAACGGCCGGAAGGTTCCCGGCATCGAGCGCCACCACCGCCAGCGCGTCAGGTTGCATCTGCTGAGCCGATAGCGTGGTGGCAAGCCCTTCGGCAACGATGACCGTTTCCGGCGATCCACCGGAGTTGAGCACACAGAAAGCGCCTTTTTTCACCGTTCCGGCCACCAGCCGCTTACCGCCATCGGGTTTAATGACCTGGGCGCCACAAACCGCGCCGCTGGCGTTACAGAGCACCAGCAGCAGCGAACCATCGGAAAGCAGCGGTAAGGGGCATTGAAGCCCCTTTGAAGTGAGGTAGGCAGACTGGCCAGACTTTGATTGTCCTGCCATAGCTGAGACTTTATCCGCGATATCCGTTTGAGGCTTCTCTCTGGCTGGCTTCGGTTCCGGCATAGGCAGCGCCATTGCTTCGGCCACCAGCACCGCCGCATCCCTTACGCTGCACTGCCTGACTTTCATGACCAAATCCAGCCCTGTGCCAGCGCCACAATGTGAACAGTGATAGGTTCCGCGCTGCTCAATGTCGTCAAACCGGTAGCGGGTATCACCGCCACAGACCGGACAGGGGCCTTCGCTGCGGTTGGTCGGAATGTCCAGGCGCTGGAGAACAGACGGCCAGTGACCGTCAGCCTTTTTGCGCACGTCATTTACCAGGTTATCCCGCATCTTTAGCGCCTCCGTTAATAAACGTGAATTCCTTCTCAAAGCGGCTGAGTGGATAAATACACGGGTGTTCATACCCGTTTCTGATAAAGGTCACACGGTTAAACCCGATGTCGGTAACAGTTAAAAGCTCGCCGTAACCATCCCGCCAGTTCTGACCACGCCTGATTTCGGGCTGAGTTTTACCACTGGCAGTAGAGCCAGTTAATTTTCTGGTCATGGTTTAAACTCCCCGGTCAGACGTGTTTTGACTGCCTGAATTTCGCTGTGCCTGTTCTTCGAGAAGCCACGCAGCAACGGAATCTAAAAGGTCAGAAGCCATGGATACGGCGGTTCCAATATCTGCGAAATCCATATCGTCAATCGTCTTGCGAAGCATAAAAAGTGTCACGTTCGCCTGGTCAGCGCGTTCAGTAGCCTGCTGGAGTGTGATTTCGTGGCTCATGCCTTACCCTCCGGCTCTTTTACTGTTGAATTCATTGCAGGTTCAATTTCATCACAGGCAGCACAAATCAGCGTCAGCAGCGCACCATAACGCCAGCTTGTTTCCGAATCTGAGTTTTCCGCATCGAGCATTGAACAGAGCACGCCACGGGCCTGATTCAGGTAAGTGCTTGCCTGACAGGATTTATCAATGAGTTCAAAACGGGTCAGGTTGTTACGCATGATATGCCTCCATCGCTAACATGGACTGGATGGAAGCAGCCTTGCTTCCCAGCTGTAGGTAAGTTCGGGTAATGGCTGGATTGCTGTGTCCGAGCATTTCAGAGGCGATCAGTAAGCCCTGCTCACCGCCAGCGCTCATCAGGTTAAAGGCTGCGATTTTGCGGCTTGAGTAGGCGCTCAGGCGAAGTTTGGTATTCACAAAGCGGCTGAACCACTGCATAACGCTGTGCAGCTTCTTCCAGATGGTCTGGCGCGTCACGCTACCTTCCAGAGAATGACAACGGTTACTTTCAATCTGGCTCCGTGAAAACACCAGGTCATCATCAACGAAATTACTCTCCAGCCGGTTACGCAGGCGCTTAATGATGCCGGGCGGTAGCTGCTTGGTGTCGTGCTTCACGTCAGCCCGGGATACCAGCTCAAACACGATGGCCTGTTCCTCGGCGGTCATGTCAGCGGCCAGTTCGTCGCAGCTCACGCTGTCCCACTTCATGTAGGCGATATGGTCTGCGGCCAGACGTGCGGCGTCCTTGCGCTGCTGGCGCACAATCTCGATGCCTTTTCGGGTGGCGCGGGCTTCGGCGGCCTTGGTCTGTTTGGCAACCACGATAGTGGCCTGTCCGGTTTCCCAGTTAATGCAGGAGTAGCGCAGGGCGCACACATCGCTGGTACGCCAGCCAGTGCAGACGGAAATATCCCACCAGAGCAGCAACCATTCCGGCTGCGTCTGCTGGATGCGTTCGCGGAGTTTGCGCTGTTCTTCGCGGTCATAGACAGGCGTCATGGTGCGTGATCCGCGTGTGCTGATTGCGCTTACAACGTTGCCACGCAGTTCACGCGCTCTGGCGGTCAGGGTCTGGAGATTAAGCATGGCGCACCTCCTGAACGGGCAGACGGCCTGCAAAGACTATCACGAAGCCAGCAGGCGACATTTCACGCGCTGCACGCTCTGACGGGGCGACGATGTGGATGATGGCGCTGCCGGTGGCGCAGAGAGCCAGGAAGCGAAAACGGAAATTAGGGTGATTTTGGACAGGGATCGTCATCATGGCGATGAACTCCAGTAACAGTCTAAAACTGTCACCGCCTGAGTTGCTACGCTCATAAGGGGCGGTGACGCTGGCGGGGGTAGCAATACCGGCGTTACTGGAAACCGGCCAGCCCGAAGGCTGCCCCACCAGCGCCACCATTGACACGGTACGGATCAAAGCCGCTGTGAATGGATGCGCTGAGGCGTCGACACAAAAAAAGACGCGATTATATATGGCGTCTGGTGTCGCCAGTAACATACACGGGTTGCTACGCCCGGTCACGGATTTTGCCGCGACAGGGAGAAGATAGCAGGCATTTTCAGAATAAGGCAAGGAAAAGTTTTCTGCGCCTGCCAGCCAGCAAGGGATCGAGCCAAAGGGCTGACCTGCACTTTTCGTGTAGGTTGGTTTTTCACCTCCGAAATTTTCGTAGGTCAGGGGGCTAATTGTCGGATAGCCCGAACAGACGCCGGGATCAACGCTGGCGGTAATAACTGGAGTTTTCACACTGGCTGGCTTAAAATCAGACTTCTCACGGTACTGATTAGCCGCCTGCATTTCGGGGCGGTTTTTCATTTCCATCAGGCTGCAGCCTCCCCGCCCATTTCTCCGGCCTTTCGACCAAACGGATTGTTGACGTTATCGACAGCAGGCGGGTTACGCACCCACCACAGCACATCTGAGAGAAGCCAGGCACAGCTATTGCGGCCAAAATGGCAGCGGGCCGGAAAGCGGCCTTCCTGCTCCATCTTCCAGCGACTGGAGCGCGAAAGGCTGGTAATTTCTCCGCACTCATCCTCACGAATACGCTTGTCGTATTTGAAAGCGTACTCATCGAGAATGGCGCGGCGCTGCTCCGGGTTAGGCGGGGTAAATAAGGTCTCTGGCATGTTGCCTCCACTGTTTCTGTGTTTCGTGGAAGCAAGAATACTGTCTGGTTATCCAGCTTTCCATTGAGAATGGAATCTATTAAAAAAACCATCAAATCCATTGAAAGAAGCCAAATCCATTGAAATATGCGGATTGATACATCTATCCCGCCCTTGCTTATAAAGTATTGTTATTCTAGTGAATTTTACTGATATTTCAGTAATTTTCCTCGCAATGCCATGAACGACAGTGAACGGACAGGAACCCCCGTGAACACTGATGAAACGTAATGAGACATAATGAGCGAGAATGAGAAGAAATATAGAAAGTTGAGAAAAGTTAACCGGTGAGTTTGTTACTATTATTCATTATCGATCAAAGCTCTTAAGGCTAACGATGCTTTAGCGGAAAATGTTGATTTACCAACCCCCTTTGTCGTCAAAGAACCGTTTTCAATCAATACAAGTACGTCATTATAAATTTCAGAAATAGTTGGCTTTTCATAGCTTCCATACTTTTTTGTAGGATGTTTTTGTGCCAATAGCTGTAGAAGAAGCCCCATCATCTTAAAAGTGCCAACTTCTTCATCAGACTTTCTATGTTGACCTCTACCTGATTTTCTTACTTGTGCTACAAGTTCGACAAGTGTTCTTCCTCCAAATGCCATCATGTATTCTTGCCAGTCATTGCTATAGTGGAAAGCTATAACCCCCTCTTTAACTCTTTCAATGATTTCTTCCGGTGTTATTTCCTCCATTAAATAATCATACGCAGCAGCAAAAGCTAAATCGGCGTTTATTTCTTCATTAACGCTTGCAACGCGAATATTTAGATAGCGAATGTTTCTGATAACTGCTTTTCTAGTCTCTTGAATTTCTTCAATATATTCTTCGCTCAAGTCTTTTGTTTTAGTGTTAGGGTTTATTGCATAAAGAGAATTAACAACTTCAGCGATAGTAACCAGTCTTTGGGCAACTAATCTCTCATAGGCGTTTCTGTTAAACATTTTCATTTTTCACCAGCCTTTAATAAAACAACATTTTCATGCCTAGTTGACAGAACATCGAGACGGTCAAGCCACTTATTCAACGCGTCCAGCTTTTCAGGCAGATACAGACTGCGATTGTAAACCGCCATGACGCCGCCCAGAGAATGCCCCAAAAGCAATTCAACTATGTGCGGCGGGATGCCTAAATCATTCATGTAGGTTGAGAACGTGCGGCGCAGATCGTGCAACCGCCAGTGCTCATCGTGCCCCAGCCTCTTAGCCACGTATGCGCCAACCTGGCTAACTGCGGTATTCTTTTTCATTTCGCCCAGCAAATAGCCTGTATGCCTGTTTTCTTCCAAAAGCCGGGTAATCATCGGGATTAGTCTGTCAGGAATTGGCCTGATTATTTTCTCGCCTGACTTGCTGTGTTTCTCTGGTACCGTCCAGAGGTTTTCCCGTAAATCCCATTCTCTGATTTCTGAAAGTCTCAGTTCTACCGTTCGGGCCCCAAAAGCCAGCAGCAGGAAAATAATGTTCTGATAGTAGGGTGCAAAGAAGTCGCTATGCAGGGCGGTGAGCAGATCGCGTAATTCACGGTTCGACAGAACACGCTTACGCCTGTTCACCTTTACCCCGATATCCTGCATCGTCAGGCCGTCCAGCGCGTGGTAAACGGCAAATCGTCGCACCCGGCAAAACTTAAAAGCCTGCTGTGACATTTGCAGGAGCATCCCGGCCACGCTGGGGGCTGTTTTCTTTGTCCGGGCAAGGCAGGTCAGCCAGTGGTGCGTTTCGCAGTCAGAAAGGGCCATGTCGCCAATATGGGGCATGATGTGGTTATCGAAGCGTTCACGGTATCTGGTGTCGTTGACGAGGTTTCCATCAACATATTCAGTCAGCCAGTAGTTAATCGCATCCCTCACCGTGGCAGGCTTAAGCGTGGTCTGTCTGTCCAGCTTTAGCATTCTCTGCGGATCCAGCCCTTCTGCAAGCCACTGGCGGCACTGGTCGCGTAGTTCCCGCGCTTTAGACAGGCTCAGGTCAGGATATCGGCCCAGCGTAGCCAGCTTAGCCTCAGCCTCACGTCCACCCAGGCGGTATTTATAGAGCCACGTTACGGATCCAGTTTTGGTAATGCGGACCAT